CGGGGGCGGCATTATGGGAAAGCCGACACAGTAAGCAAAAGTTGGAAGCGCAAAAGGCATTAGACCCGGTGCAATTTCAATGCCTGTATCAAGGCAACCCCGGTTCCGCCGAGGGTCGATTGTACCAACCTTTCAAAACGTGGGTCGAAAAATCCGATTACGGCACGTACATTCGTTCCGGCGCATACATTGACGTTGCCGACGAGGGCGACGACCTGTTGTTTGCGGCAACGTATGACGTGTATAAGTCCGACAATATGTTTTTCAACGAGAAAACAAAGCGCATGGAGCCGATATTGTTTGCACTTATTACAGATATGGAAATGACGGACGAAAATACGGACGTTACAACCGTAACCGTCCCGGCGATGATTAACCGGAACGGGACGCAAAAAGCGTGGGTTGAGAGCAACAACGGTGGTGCGGGTTACGAAAAGGTTATCAAAAAGAAAGTCCGGGCGATTACCGACCCGTTTTATCAAGGGGGCAACAAGGAAAGCCGGATAATAACAGCGTCCGCAATGGTTAATCAACATATAATTATGCCGTTCGGTTGGGAAACCCGGTACAAAGCCGTTTACGACCATGTAACCGGATTTTTGCGCAATTTCGGAGCCAATACGCACGACGACCCGGAGGACGGATTGACCGGGATATATGAAAAGGAGATTGTGGACGGCAATATACAGCCATACGCACACGCAAACCGAGGCGTAAGACGACGCAATTAGCAATATTTTTGAGATATGCAAGATTATCCGGGAAAAAGTTTATAACTTTGTAATCGAAACGAGGGGGCAAAGGGACAGCCCCGGAGAAAGTAACAATATTTTTAACGTTAAAAACAAAGAGGTATGATTTGTAAATGTCCGGCGGGGACGGCGTTGCCCGATGTACCCGCAATTACGTGTTCGGAAAGTTTCGGACAGGTTCAGAAAGTGGCCTTTCAACGTCTTATGAAAGACAACGGAAGCAAAAACAGTTTTACGAGTGAAAAAGCGATTACGGCGTTAGCGTCATGGACGTCCCTATTATCGGCGGCGGATAGCACGAAAATAGTTGTTTCGCCGTATATCCAAGCCCCGACCGCCGAGGCGGGGGCCGCCCGCACCTTTGGAGGCGGTAACGAAACGTTAGGAGGCGTCGAAGAGATTATTGGACGTGAACCAACCCCGTTTACCGGAGTTATCCGCAAAGCCCCGCAGGCGGTTGTCAAGGCATTAAAGGAAATGCAATGCGAAAGTTGGGGCGACAATTTGGGTATCTTCATTTTCGACGAAAACGGCGCAATTGGAGCCATTAAGGACGCCACAACGGAGGGTACATTTTACCCGATACCGATACGTTCGTTGTTTATCGGCGATAAGACGTTGGGCGGATTGGAAGCCCCGGACAGCAACGCAATACAATGGTCGTTTTTGCCGAATTGGTCGGACGATTTGGCGATTGTTGTCCCGACGTTTAACCCGCTTACGGATTTGAAAACCGCATAAGCGTAATGACGGCGAAAGTTACAAAGGTCGTGTTGGAGTGTCCGACCCTTAACACGACCGAAGAATTTGAGATTAACCACGCCGAACGCCTGTTGCGGATGCCTAACAATGGCGGTTGGCAGTTGCCCGAAAAAACACCTTTTGAATTTAGCAAAGAAAATGGGATTAGATATAAAACGCATAAGAAAGGAAATAACGGAACCGAGGAAAAAGGCGACGATAAATAAAGCGGTCATACACCAAAACCGCATTAAATTTCACGCCCAAACCAACGTAACGCCCTTAATGTGTTTACCCACGACCGATTTTTTGGCATGGGTTCAAAATCTTATCCCGCACGATAAATTTAAAATCTTCAAAACATTGTTCCGTTACCCCGTTCGTACCAACGAGGTAACGGGCATTTGTTTTGATAAGTTAAGCCGTATTTTCGACGGTCGTAACCCGGCGTTCAACTATCAATTTCAAAACACGGAACAACGGGACGATTGGGAGTATTACCGCCAAGATGTATTAAAGGAGCCGGAAATTTGGAATACAAAAGGTTGGGAGTTTTTCAAGACGGAAATAAACAGCGTCTTAATAGTTGATTTGCCCGCCGAGCAAAACCCCGCCGACCGATACCCGACCCCGTATTTTTATTGGCTACCTATCGAAGGCGTCATAACCTTTGAGGCAAACCGGACAACCGGGGTTATGGATTGGATAATTTTCCGCCAACCCGATAAACGTATTGCAGTTATTGACGATGAACGATACAGAGTATTTGCAGAGGACGACTGCGGCAACATAGGCGAATTATTGGTTGATAACCCACACGATTTGCGCTATTGCCCCGCCCGTTTCTTTTGGAACGAGCCAATGAATTTGCGAGAACCGGACGTTAAACAATCCCCGCTAACAAAAGAATTGGAGGCGTTGGATTGGTTTTTGTTTTTCCATATATCGAAGCGGCATTTGGATATGTACGGGGCATACCCGATATATTCCGGTTACGAACAATCGTGCGATTTTACAAACGCCGAAAACGGCGATTATTGCGACGGTGGATTTTTGAAAGACAAACAAGGGTATTACAGGTTAGACCAAGCCGGGTTATTGATGCGTTGCCCCAAGTGCGGCGACAAACGGATTACCGGGGCGGGTTCCTTTGTTGAAATACCGATACCGGACGGGGACAAACAACCCGATTTGCGGAACCCGGTACAAATGTTGACCGTTGACCGTACAAGTTTGGATTATAACGTTGAGGAAGAAAAGCGATTGCGGGAAAACATTATTACCGCCGTCGTCGGACAAAACGAGGAAGTAACCCAACGGGAGGCATTCAACGAACAACAGGTTAAAGCCGCATTTGAGAGCCAAAACACGGTATTAAACCGAGTGAAAAAAGGCTTTGAAGCCGCCCAACAGTTCGTCGATGAAACGGTTTGCCGATTGCGATACGGCAATATGTTCGTATCTGCAAAAGTCAATTACGGCACGGAGTTCTATTTGTACGACGTAAGCGAGTTGCGGAACCGTTACAAGTCGGCAAAGGAAAGCGGCGCAAGTGAGGCAGAATTGGACGCCCTACAAAATCAGATTATCGAAACGGAGTACCGGAACAACCCAACCCAATTGCAACGTATGTTGATATTGGCAGAGTTGGAGCCGTACCGCCATTTGACCCGGAACGAGGTATTGGATTTGTACGGGCGTAACTTAATCCCGGAGAATGAATTGCGTATAAAGTTGAATTTCGCTAACTTTGTCCGCAGGTTTGAACGGGAGAATACAAACATTTTGGAATTTGGAACGCAAATACCATTCAACCAAAAGATTTCAGTAATAACAAGTAAATTTAACGAGTATGCGAGTGAAAACAGCAAACGAGGGTAAAACAAAGGACGTCGCAATTACCGACGTCACCCCCGAAAACTACATTGTACCGAGCAACGAACAACATTTGTATCATTGCGTTATTGAGATACGCAAGTTTGACAGCGAAACGGGCAAACGCTTGTCCATTCCCCGTATCCAAAAGTTCGGCAAAAAGTCGTTTGAAAACGGCATTTTGGACGCACTGAAAAAACAGGGTTACACGATTACCGTATTGCACGACCCCAACGAGTACGTCAAGGCGCAAGCCGAGGAAAAAGCGGCACGAACCGCCGCACAGCAGAAAGCCGCCGAGGAAAAAGCCGCCGCCGATGCAAAGGCAAAGGCAGAAGCCGAGGCGGAAGCCAAAGCCGAGGAAAAAGCGGCGTTAAAGGCTGAAATTTTGGCGGAATTGAAAGCGGCGGGAGTTATCCCGGCGGAACCCGCCAAAGAAACCAAAGCCGATGCAAAGGCAAAGGCAGAAGCCGAGGACAAACCCGGAGCGAAAAAGTAACAGAGTATTAAACTATTAAAAATACGATTATGGCACAGATTGCACAGCAGGACAATTTGGTTATTGAAGTAACAACAACCGCCGCCGCATTGGATAGCGACACAAAGAAAAAGTTGATTGAATGTATTGAGGGCGGAACAATTGCCGACGTCATTTTGGTAACAAAAGAGGTTGAAAAGAAAATCAGCCATGCACGTGTTGTTAGTTGGTTGGTTGACACAACCGGGGATTCCCCAAAATACACAATTGATATTATTGACGCAAACAGCGGAACAGTAGTAGCAATCGCACTTAATTAATTCAAAGGGTAAGAATATTATGTTGACGAGAGAAATTTTAATTGCAAATGCGGCTTTGTCCGGTTTGACGGACGAACAAATTGCGGCAATTACAACATTGTCCACCAACGACGAAAATAGCGTTATTGCCAAAAAGACGGGCGAAATTTACGGCGGATTGGATGCCGATATTTTGGCGGCGTCCGGTATCGCAAAGAACGGAACCGAAAAGACGTTTGATTACGCAAAACGTGTGGTCGCTGAGTTCAAAACCAAAGCGGAAAGCGCAAGCGCATTGCAAACCCAAATCGACAGTCTGACGAAAGAAAAGGCACGTTTGGAAAAGGCAATTGCCGACGGTGCGACCGATGCGGAAACGGCAAAGGCGTTGAAACAGGCGAAAGCCGATTTGACGGCGGTAACAACGCAGTTTAACGACCTCAAAAGCAAGTACGATGAAGCCGAAAAGAAATTCCAAACGGAGTTGTTCGGCGTTCGTATCGAGGGTGCATTGCAGACCGCAACCGCCGGGTTGAAATTCAAACCGGGATTGCCCGAAAGCGCAACAAAGGTTTTGTTAGCGCAAGCAATCGACAAAATTAAGGGTATGAACCCCGAATATATCGACGACGGAAAAGGCGGTAAAATCCTTGCTTTTAAGGACGAAAGCGGCGCAATTATGCGTAACCCGAACAATCAGTTGAACCCGTACACCCCCGGCGACCTGTTGGCAAAGGAATTGGAAACAATGGGTATTTTGGATAAGGGACGCCAAGCCGGAGGCGGCGGAACGGTTCCCCCGGCGGGCGGTTCCGGCGGTGGTGGCGGAACAACCATTGACATAACGGGCGCAAAAACCCGTGTCGAGGCTTACGAAGCAATCGCCGCAAACCTTATGGCGCAGGGTTTAACGGCGGGTTCCGAAAAGTTCGACGCCGCAATGAAACAGGCATGGCAGGACAACAATATTGCCGCATTGCCGGAAAAGTAAACAATCACGGGTAAAGGGTAAACCCGCATTTAATAACAATTAAATTTTTAACATTATGTCATTAGTAGCAACAAGATTGCAAAATTGGCGGATTGAAAACCTGGAATTGGACCGTAATATGACCCGCCCGTGTGAGTATGGCGCATTGGATTTTTTCATTGAGCAAACCAACGCTCCATCCTCAATCATTAACCCCAATTTGCGTGACCGTGCGTTTGCGTCCATTGGTAACACGGTACAAGTACCCGTTATCAGTTACGACGGCAATGTACAGGTTAGCAATGTCCGTTCGTGCGTTATCGCTGACGATGAAAATACATCCGCATTGGTAACGGTTGTTTGGGCGACTTATGCCATTGGCTTTACAATGGTTCCCGCCGCCTACATGAACAACGAAATTTCCTACGAACACGACTTTTTGCGCAAAATGGAAAAGACGTGCCGGGCTTTGGCGGACAAATTGGACGTCGGAGCCGTTGCCGCATTGGAGGCAAACAAAACACAGATGTTCAAAACGTTGCTTAACTACACGCAGGCGGGCAACGTGGTACAGGTTCCAACCCAAATGGCGACCGAGATTTTGGGCGATATTAATCCGATTATGCGGGCTAACTGTTACCCGGAATATATCCACATTATCGCCAACGCCGGGGTTGATAGCCTTGTCCGTAAACTTGCGCAACATGGCGTTTACAACGACGTAAACAAGCGCATGGAGTACGACAACAAGGTTTTGCACTACACGAACAACGTAACCGACGAAGCGGGCAAAATGGGAACCATGTTTGCCGTTGCTGACGGTAATGTTGGTATCCTTACCCGTGTTGACCGTGAGGCATTGCGCCGCACCCGTGCGAATTTCCACGAATGGGACGTTGTACGTTTGCCGTACATTGATTTGCCCGTTGGTTCGCACTATTACACCGCCGTTGGCGACCAGTCCGCAATCATGGGCGCCGCAACCGCCGATTTGACGTGCGCCGTTAAGGAGTATTTCGGATTTTCCGTTGACGTGGCGTATATGGTTGCTTACAACAGCAACCCGGATACTGTGGCAAACCCGATTATCAAAGCCGAGATTGCCGCCCGCAATCCAAACGAACCGTTGGGTATGCCTGTATATGTAACCAACGCCGGGGAATTTCCCGCCGGAGGTGGCGCATAACGCCGGAGCATAACGAATTGTTAAACCGAGGGGACGGGGTGGTTATCCCCGCCCCCTTATTTATTTCAAACGCAGATGTATCGATTAAAAGAAATACAGGACGCATTATTGCACGTCGTCGGGTGGGAACAGTCATACGACCCGGCAAAGGCGATAGACGACAATTTAACGCAGACGGAAAGCGGTTTGACGTTTCAAGGTGCACACCCCCTTGTTACTTTGGATAATGTCCAGGCAATCGTCCCGGATGATTTCGTTTTTCAATATCCGGTTTGGAATATGATACCGGAATACAAAGCCGGGGCAAAGGTTCGCCACAACAACAAAGTTTGGATTGCCGCACGGGACAACCAAAACGAGGAACCGACCGAAAGCGATTTTAACGACGATTACGGCAACCCATATTGGCAACCGTACAATTTCATTTCCGATTATTTGGAGCGGTTGACCCGTAACGGTATTGCGCAAATGGTACAAACATTCACGCAAATAAAGGGATTGGATAAGGAAACAAAGAACTTGTTAGAACGGCGCACGTTCTTTGACGGTGCGGGACGTATCCGGGCGACGTTGCCGAATAATCATAAATTAGTCGGGTTTGAAATTGTCCCGGTTCGTTCTATGGGCGTAACAATGAAAATCGAACAAATCGGGTTGCAAATGACGGGCGCAACCGGGGTTGTTCGTATGTATCTTTTCCATTCGTCCCAAATTGACCCGATAAAGACGTTTGATTTGAATTTTACGCAGACAAACGGCGGTTTTCAATGGTTCCCGTTGAAAGATTGTTATTTACCGTATATCAGTACCGGAAACAACGCCGGGGGGTCGTGGTTCCTTTGTTACAACCAAAACGATTTGCCCGCCGGGATGCAGGCAATTAACATGACAAAGGATTGGAGCCGGGAGCCGTGCGGGACGTGTACGGGTTACGTTGATTTGGAGCGTTGGCGGGAAATAACCAAGTATTTACAGGTATCCCCGTTTATGATGAACGCCCCGGAAACATTCGACGAATACCCGGAGTTGTGGGATATTGCGTTGACGATGTACACCAATACGCAGAATTACGGGTTGAATTGCGAAATAACCGTTGGTTGCGACCTAACGGATTTTATCATTAAGGAAAGGCAAATTTTCCAAACGGTTATCCAACGACAGGTCGCCGCAATCATGTTGCGCACGTTGGCAATGAACCCCGATGTTAAGGTAAACCGGAACCAAGTAAACGCAACCCGGTTGGAAATTCTTTACGAATTGGACGGCAACGTTGAGGGTCGCCCCGGCGGTTTGGGTTATGACCTTAAAAAAGCATACGAGGCGTTGCGGTTGGATACGCAGGGTATCGACCGTATTTGCCTTACTTGTAATAACCACGGTGTAAAATACCGGACAACGTAAGATTATGGCGGGGTTAAAGTCAATACAGGATTTACGCAACCGGGTTGCCACGTTCAACAACGGGTTATCGTCCGGCGCATACATTCAACAAATCATTTGGGACAATGACGCCTATATTGTTGATATGAATGCCGAGGAACAATTGTTTGAACAAGGTATTAACCGTTTGGGCGTGGATATTATGGATTACGCCCCGTATTCGCCGTTGACGATAGCCATAAAGGAGGAAAAGGGACAACCGACAAACCGGGTAACGTTACGGGATACCGGGGATTTTGAAGCGTCGTTTTTTTTGGAAGTCGGCGACAAACAGTTTGAAATAAAAGCGTCGGATTTCAAAACGGAGGACTTAATAAAAAAGTACGGGCGGCAAATATTGGGATTGACGGACGAAAATATTGCGGCGTTGATTTGGCAATATATATTCCCGGACTTAATGAAAAAAGCAAAAAACGTATTATATGGCAACGAATAAGAGAACAACCCCTATAATTCCCAACCCGGTTTTAATCGACCGGGTTTTGGGGAACATACAAACCGGGTTAATGGATAACGTCGATTGGTTGGACGTCGCATTTGGGCGGGCGCAACGTATCGCCAAAGTGATACAGGGCAAACGCTATTATACCCCGAACGTATATGCGGGCGGGACGGAATGGAGAGGCAACAACGATTATATCGACGTTTCCCCGGATGCCAATATTGGCAATTTTTCGTTCTTTTGGATAGACGACCCGCAAACGGTCGGTTGGGTTCCCAAAGAGCAAAGCGAGATTAAAGCCCCGTTTTCCCTTATTGTTTGGTTCGATTTGCGCAAGGTTTACCCCGGTCAACTCAACAACCGGAATACCGAGGCATTGAAGAACGAAATATTGACCGTCCTAAATGGCGGTTTTTGGCTGAAAGACGGGACGATTGTAATAAACCGGATTTATGAGTTGGCGGAAAACGTGTACCGTGGGTTTACGTTGGACGAAATAGATAATCAATTTTTAATGCACCCGTTCGGCGGTTTTCGCTTTGAGGGTGTATTGTCAGTTAATCAACCTTGTAACATTTAACGATATGGTAACTTTCATTATTTGGGTTTTGGTCGTGGCAACCGTGGCGGCGTTCCTGTTGACCCTGTTGAAAAAGTGGGGCGTTATTGAGTACGTCCAAGTTCACGGCAATGACTTTTTTGTTAAGATGTTCAATTGCGGCTTTTGCTTATCATGGTGGGCGGGGGTCGTTTTGTCCGTCCTGTTTGCTATATGCACCGGGAACCCGGCATTGTTATTGGTTCCGTTTTGTTCAACAGTCATAACCCGCATACTCTTATGAAAACGACAAAGATAGGGGAACGGGCGGTTGTGTTGTACGACAGTATCGACGAATTGCCGATTTTGCGATTTCACGCATATAACAAAATGTTGCTTATCGACGCCGGGGTTGGGTCGGATTTGAACGATTGGGATGCGCATATTGAAAAGGCAATCCGGTTTATCCGAAAGGAAAAGCCGGATTTGGCGGAAAAGGAATTGGATAATTTGCGGCAAAACGTTTATTTCGTCCAATCCGCCATATCGCCAAAGTATTTGGCGTTTGCCTGTTTGGTTAAGTCCGTGGACGGAACCGAATACAACGATATGACGGCGGACGGTTTGCAAAAGGTATTGGATTTATTCGCCGATGCGCCGAACGCCGAGTTGACCGCCCAATTGGAAGCGGTCAAAAAAAAAATAGATGAAGAATTGCAATTGTATTTTCCTAAACTATTCGACGACGCCACGATTAAAGAGTATTACGACCAATTGAAGCAACGCACGATGTTAATGTTGGATGCGATAATAAAGGGGGACGAAAGCGACAAACGGGCGGAAATAGACAATATTACGACGTTGTTGTTGACTTATACAAAACCCAAATCGTTTAGCGGGTCGGATAGTGTGGAAATACAATACGACAAGCAGTTTGAAAGTATGTGTTTGATGTTGTCCCAACATTTGCACGTAAACCCAAAATCGTTTACCGTTTTGGAATATTACAACGCATTTGAATACATTAAGGAGCAAGCGAAAAAGCAAGCAAGCGGAAAAAGCCAAAATAAGGCGATTTAAGGCGTTTTTATTTTTCAGACGATAAATTATATATTTGAGAAAAGGAAATTGATTATAGGGCAAATTGCCCGCAAATAACAAAATAAATAGTCGGATATATGGCAGATAACAACAACCCAATTAAATATTCGGATTTGGTAAGCCCCGATAATTCGATTACGGATTTGATAAAGCAATTGGATGAACTTTCAGACACATATACAAATGCGTTGAAAAATATTAGGGCGGAAGCAATTCAGTTGGCGGCGGTTCTGCAAAAAGTTTCCGGGGCAACCGAGGACGGCAGGAACACAACCAAGAAAGCCGCAGACGATGCGGAACGTTTGGCACGTGCGCAACGTGATTTGGCGTTTGCGGAAAGTGAGAACGCAAAGAAGTTGGCGGAATTGAAATTGGCACAGCAGGAAGCCAACCAAATAAACAAATTGATTGTAAAAATCAATCAGTCAGCCGAGGGCAGTTATAACAAGTTGTCGGCGCAATATTCGTTAAATAAAATCTATCTGAACAACATGACGAAAGCCGAGCGAGAAAATACCGAGGAGGGGCGCAAGTTGGTTGAGCAGACACGGGAAATATACGAAGAAATGAAGCGTTTGCAGGAGGCAACCGGGAAATATCAATTGAACGTTGGTAATTATACGGAGGCGTCCGACGCAATAATTGCTTATGGCGACAAATTAAAAGAAACGTTGGGGCTTAACAATTCATTTGGCGATAGCCTTTTGGCGTTAGGTCGTGGAGGAGCAGAAAGCAAAGCAGTATTTACAGCAATAGGCGATGGCGCAAAGGCGTTGGGGAAAACTTTGTTGGGTTTACTTTCAAATCCCGTATTTTTAGCAATTGCCGGGATTGCGGCGGCTGGTGCGGCGTTCAAATGGTGGTACGATTACAACGCCGGATTAGTTGAGGCAACAAGGTTGACGCAACAATTTACCGGGAAAAGCGGCGACGATTTGAAAGCGTTTAGAAACGAGGTGCAAGCCGTCGCAGATTCGTTCGGCGCAGATTTTCGGGAAACATTGATTGCAACAAACGCATTATCACAACAATTTGGTATTTCTGCAAATGAGGCATTGCAGTTGGTTAAGGATGGTTTTTTGTCCGGAGCCGATGCGAACGGGGAATTTTTGGACACGTTGAAAGAATACCCGGCATATTTTAAGGAGGCGGGAATATCAGCAGACCAATTTGTTGCCATTGTAGCCCAAACAAACAAAATGGGTATCTTTTCGGACAAAGGCGTTGACGCAATTAAGGAGGCAAATTTGCGTTTGCGTGAAATGACGACGGCGACGGCGGCGGCTTTGGACGGTATCGGTATTTCGTCGGAACAAGTTCAAAAAGATTTGCAGACCGGAACCAAAACAACGTTCGATGTTATACAAGACGTTTCCGCAAAATTGGCAGAATTGCCGGATAATGCGGCAACGGTCGGGGCTGCAATTGCAGATATATTCGGGGGTCCCGGAGAGGACGCCGGATTGCAGTATTTGCGCACGTTGAAAGATATTTCAACAAACATGGATGAAGTAAAAGGGAAAGCCGGAGTTTTGGCGCAATTGCAGGAGGAACAATTGCAAAGCCAAATTGAGTTGCAAAACGCATTATCCGGGTTGTTTGACGCAACCGGAGGAAATTTTGAAACGTTGACAACGCAGGCAAAAGTTTTTGTTAACCAAGGATTGACGGCGATAATAAAAGGGGTTATTGATGTTGTCAATTACTTGATTGAGTTATACAATGAAAGTGTTTTGATACGTGCAATTTGGAATGGGATTGTTGCCGGATTCAAAACAACATTTGATACGTTGGGAAATTTGTTTGGATTCTTTATTGATATAGTCAAAGCAACCGGAACCGTATTAAAGGGGGCGCTTACGTTAGATTTTGACGACGTAAAAAAAGGATTGGCAGATTATGCAGTAGCGTACGGAAATTTGGTTAAAGCCCAAGTTAAAGACATAACAGAAAATTTCCAAGAGGGTTTGGAGGGTATGCAAAAGAAAATAAAACCGTTAACAATCCCGGTTTCTGTTGGAGATACCCCGACGCCACAAACAGACAATAAGCCCGTAACGACACAGAACCCAACCGTAACGCCAAGGGGTAAAAGCGATGCGGAAAAGGCAGCAGAACAACAAGCAAAGCAAATTGAAGAGGCTTATAAAAAGAATTTGAAAGCAACCCGGAAATTGCAGGATGTACAATTGCAGTTGGAAACCGACGAATGGGCAAAGCGTAGGCAGCAAACGCAATATCAGTATTCCCGACAGATTGAGGATTTGCAACACCAATTACAGACCGAAAAGGATTTGAACGAAACCGGACGGCAGGCGATAAACGCAACAATTACGGCGTTAGAACAGCAGCAGACAGAGGCGTTGTTGAAAATAGAGCAAGAACGGCAGTTGCAAGAATTGGCATTGCAGAAAGAAAGCATTGAATTACGTTTGCAAGCGGTTAAGCAGGGAAGCGAGCAGGAACGACAATTGCGTATGCAGTTGTTAGAGAATGAAAGACAAACAGCATTGTTGCAGAATGAGCAAAAGCCGACCGGACAACAGCAGGACGCCGGGGTAATTAATGCCGGATTTGACGTTAAGGGAAGCGCAATTGCCGACGAATATTTGCAAACGCAATTAATGATGTTTGACCAACAACAAGCGTTGGTGCAATCTGAATTTGATTTATTAAGAAATTCAGAAGCCCGGAAAACCCAATTCCGTTTGCAGGCAGAAAAGGAACGTTTGCAAAAGGTATTAGAATTGAACGAGCAAGCAGCCAATAAATTGTCAGATGTTGAAGTACAAACAATTCAAAACACAATAAAAAAGATTGACCAAGAAATTGAGCAGTCAAAAGGAGAGGAACGAGGAACAGACATTTACGGTTTGTTTGGGCTTAATTTGGACGACGACCAAAAGGAGGCAATAAGTACGTCCGTATCCTTTGCAATGGAGCAATTACAGGTATTTTTAGATGCGAAATTGCAAGCCGCCGAAGCCGCCGTAAATGCCGCCGACAAAGAGGTTGAAAGCGCACAACGCACGTTGGACGCCGAAAGGGAAGCACGGGCGAACGGTTATGCCTCAAACGTGGTTATGGCACAAAAGGAGTTGGATTTGGCAAAGCGGAACCAAGAAAAGGCGTTGAAAGAGCAACAGAAAGCGCAAAAGGCACAACAGGCAATACAGACAATCCAACAAATCGGAAACCTTGTAACGGCGTCCGCTTTGATTTGGTCGCAATTGGGGTTCCCGTTCGCAATCCCGGCAATCGCTGTTATGTGGGCTTCATTTGCCGCCGCCAAAATTAAAGCCGCACAAATGAGTAAAGCCGCCGAGGGTTCGGAAAGTTACGGGGACGGTACGGTTGAATTGTTGGCGGGCGGTTCCCACCAATCCGGGGACGACGTGGATTTAGGAACCAAACCGGATGGAACCCGGAGGCGTGCCGAGGGCGGGGAATTTTTCGCCGTTATCAATAAACGTAATTCCCGCCGTTTCCGTCGTTTAATCCCGGACGTAATAAATAGTTTGAACCGGGGAACATTCCCCCAAAAGTACCTTAATGCCTACAATACCGACGGCATTAATGTAGCGGTTCAACAAAATAACGCACCGGATTTGCGGGATTTAAAAGACGATGTAAGGGAGATTAAGGAACAAAACCGCCGCCGTCGTTACGTCGATGGCAACGGCAATGTTATTGAGGTTTACAAGAATTTGACACGTAAAATTAAAAATTGATATGAATCCGATTTATAGACATTCATTTGTAAATGCGTTTTTAGCGAACGGGTCGATAAGTCACACAACCGGGAACATAAACGGGAATAGTACAAAGTTCTATTATACCCGTACTTTTGTCCCGGTTGGGAATGTGTACCCCCGCAAATTGTTTCAGAATTTCACCACGCAATCCGGGGGCGCATTTTACGATAGCAATAAAAAGATTATCGGCGGTTGGGGGAGCAACCCGTCCGCCACAAATACGGAATTTGACATACCAAGCAATGCCGCATATATCCGGTTTAATGTAATCAAAGCGCAATACGCCGACGGGACGGCATGGTTGAGATTGGGAACGTTGGACGCCCCGAACATCTTACAAGGTCAAACCGTGCATCCGATTTATAAGGACGATTTGGCAAAGGAGTACGAATTAGAAACCAACCAACGGTTTTATCGTGCCAAATTATCCGGCAAAATTACCTTTGTCCGGGATGATTACGACTATATAAACCGTCAATCGTTCGACAATGAATTTTTGTATTGCATTGAAAAGAGCAACGACGGCGGGCGTACATGGTTCCAATACTTTCAAGGCAAGTTTATGAAAACCGATTGCACGTTTACCGATTACGATAAAAAGGTTGTTGTACAACCGGACGCAATCGACGATTATAACGACGTGTTGGCGGGATTGGAAAAGGAATACAATTTAATAGCGTTAGCCCCGACAATCCAACGGATAACGATAAACAAGCGTCCATTAATTCAAATATACGTTCCGGGGGATAGTGTTGTTTCTTGTTTTTTGGGCGGTACGAATTGGGAACAAGACGCAAACGCCACGACCAACCAAAACGCATTAGTACAAACCTATCATTTTGCTTTGTGCAATATATTGAAAGAAATACAAATTACGTCCAACGGTTCCCCGGCGGTAATATCCGGGCTTTATACGGGACGAATGGCAACGGGTGCAAGTGCGGACGTATTCGAGGGGAAATTATATCCGGAATTGAATGTTAATTATTATATCTATATTTCACAAAAACGAATTAACGGCACACCGTTTGGGGATGCATTGGTTGAGATACGCCGACAGTCGAACAATGTGGCAATGTTCCGTTATCGAAAGGTTACAACGTCCCCGTTTGATACATTGGAGTTTAATTTAACCGCCGTCAATGGTTCCGGGGCAACCGGAACAATGCACGCCGATATGAAAAGTTATAATATATACGCCCGGTATTTGTGCGACGTGGAGAAAATCGACAACCTTAATACATATCCATTGCCCGTCGATGATATAGTTGATAATAACCGTAATTATAGGCGTGCGATTGGTTACGCAATCGACGTGGCGTTTATTTCAAACATCTTTTCAGATACCCCGACCGAGTGGGGATTAGCGGATAACGGAAAGTATTTTGCGCCGCCCTATTTCATTTACGGACCGTTTTATCCAATTGCCCGGTCAACGTGGCGTTATGCGTCGTTATGGTTTGGGTTTTCTTTGATGGATTGGATATTAGAGAAAAAAGCACGAAAAGCATATACTTTGCGGGATGCGTTCCCGGTTGCGTCTTGTATATCCGTTTTGCTCAATCAGATTGCACCGGGTATAACGCACGCAGCCACGGCGGAATACAGCCAATTTTTATACAGCGATAACAACCCAATATCCGGGTTGAATTTCCGTTTGCTTGTATCACAGAAAACCAATATTATAAACGGGGAATATCAGCAACCCGCACAAAAAGCCCCGACGACCTTACAACAATTTACCAATATGTTACGGGATTGTTTTAAATGTTATTGGTTCATTGAGGACGGCAAATTTAAAATCGAACATATCCAATATTTCCGCAATGGCGGTTCCTATTCCGGCGAGGCTATATTAAGCCACGATTTGACAAAGGAATTGAATTTGCGCAACGGGAAACCGTGGGCGTTCAACACGTCGGAATATTCGTTTGATAAGGTCGATTTGCCGGAACGTTACCAATTTGAATGGATGGACGACGTTACGGCGGCATTTGAAGGGTTGCCGATACAAGTAATAAGCAAGTATGTAACGCCCGGAAAGGTTGAGGAAATTAATATATCAAACTTTACGTCCGATATTGATATGATGTTGTTAAACCCCGGCAATATGAGTTCGGACGGGTTCGCCTTGTTTGCCGCCGTTCCGCCAACGTCCGGGTCGCAATGGATATTACCATTTACCCGCCAAACTATTAACGGGGTCGAATACTTTTTGCAAAACGGATATTTGGCGTTTATCAATCTGCAATCCCTGTATTGGTTATATGATTTACCCGCCCATCGTGTATCAATAAACGGTTCCGAGGTTTACGCATACGGTATTGAGAGAAAGAAGAAACAAACGTTTAGTTTTCCGGCAAATGACGACCCAAACCCGATGCAACTAATAAAAACGTATATCGGTAACGGTCAAGTTGATAAATTAAGCGTAAATTTGTGTAGTCGAAACATTAAAGCAACGTTGAAATATGATACAGAATAACAACATGAGCGTTTTACCGTGGTACACGTCAATAAATGAACAGAACCACAGAAAAAGTTACGCATACGGCGCAATTTACCCGTTATTTGCCCCGGCTGATAGATTGTTACCGTTTCAGATAATGAGAAACACACGGTCAAACAATGTTACGTCAGTGGTATTGTATGAAAAGACCGGAAAGGAAGTTGCAAACATAACAACGTATATGGAAGAAACCGGATTGCAGATTGTCCGGTTTCAAACGTTGGGTTATGATGTTATATTGTACCCGTCAATATTACCCATGCCATTAAATCAGTTGGACGGAATATATTATATGATGCTATCGGATGGCGTGCAAACGTGGTATTCTGAAATGTTCACGGTCGTACAAGATGTTTCCGGTTACTTAAAAATACAATGGTGGGATATTGAAAATTTGGTATTTGACGCCGGGCAAATAGTATATAAAAACCCGGATTTCAAAAATACATTGTATCTTTGTACAGAGTTAGGAAAACCGGATTATGAATTTGAAGAGGATGGCGAAGAACGGGACGGGTATTTTTTTCCGGAAAAACAAATATCAGTAAAAACGTTTAAATGTACAATATTGGCACCGGAGTTCCTTTGCGACGTTATGCGTTTTATCCGTATGGCTGATTATATTCATATAACAGATAAATACGGCAGGAAATACGATTGCGATATGTTCCTAATTACCCCCAAATGGCAAACGCAGGGGGATTTGGCAAACGTCGAAATTGAGTTTAAAACGGCGACCGTTGCCAAAAAGATAGGGCGGGGATATATTACGCCCGGTACAAAGGGGGATTTTAATAATGATTTCAATAACGATTTTAATATTTGACAATTATGGGAGGTTACACGAAATTAAAAGCCGCAATTGCCGCCGCTATCAAAGCAAACGGAAATAACGAGATTACCGGGGCAATAATGCAAACCGTGTTGAATACGATTGTTTCAATCGTGGGAGCCAATAGAACCTTTGTTGGCATAGCAAATGAAAATACCAATCCCGGCACGCCGGACAGTAACGTTTTTTATATCGCTTATAAGGCGGGGAATTATGTAAATTTCCAATCCGAGGCGAGTAATTTGACCGTAAAACCCGGCGAATTGGCAATATTATACAACGGGACGAACAATTGGGGTAAATTTGTTATCGGCATGAGTTCGGACGGCGTTATTGCGCTTGCGAACACAATAAACCAAATCAACGCAACCGGACGTTATGCGTACACGGATACGGATATTGTAAAGGGGTCAAATATGGGGTCCCAAAAGGTGCGTACATTTTTGGTTGCGGGTCAACCATACCGATTTACATTAACGCCCGTTGGAGACAGCGTCTCGGTAAATATACAGGGTATTAAAGCCGACGGAACATTTGACGTTATTGGCTCCATGATATCAACGCCCGCCGGGACAACGAAAACCATAACGCCAACCCAAAATTATTACGGGTTTACGATTTTTTACGGGTCCAAAACAATCGCCACGTCTGCAAATGTATTGTTTGAAACTCCGACAACCGGGGGAATGGGTTTGCCGGACGTTGTTTACGTGGATGCGGTCAACGGAGACGACACGAACCCCGGCACAACGGAAGGGGCCGCATTAGCGACGTTTGCCGCCGCATTTTCCAAAACAGGCGTTGATACAACAATTATATTGATAGGGGACACGACCGAACGTTTGAATATCAAAACCAAGTCAAACCAACGTTCCGTCCGTCTTATCGGTAAACGTGGATTAGTTAACCGTATCATTTGCGGAACAAAAATTGATAGCGGAACATTAGTTGCGGGTACAACGAACGTTTACCAAACCCCGTTGTCGTCCTTTTCAACCGTCGCCCGTTTCCAATTGTTCCAACATGAGGTATTCGACGAAAGTACGTTGATACCGGACAACGAACGCCACCCGTTACAACGTGGGAAAACGTACCGTTGTGATAGCACAAAGATAACCCGAGTTATGTCGTTGGATGCCGTGAAAACGTCCGAGGGTTACACGTTCTTTTATGATACAGACGCACAAATGTTGTACGTCAAAATCAAAGAGGGTACAACGTTAGCCGCCAACCCGGTTTACATTCCGGGCGGTTCCGGTATTTTCGGCAATGACGGTTCCGTTGCTTTTGAAATGGTTAATATTGAATGTTGGTACGGTTCAATTTTGTTAGGGTCTTGCCACGGCGGACGGGCGATTGATTGCGCAGCAAAATACGCATTGGGCGACGGTGCGTGGTCGTGGGATGCGGCAATTGGTGTGGAATTGATACGATGCGAAGCGGCACGGGCGTTGAGCAGTTCGACAACCGGGAACGGGTTCAACGCAAACAGCACAACGACTGACCCGGCATTGGCGAAACATACCGTTGCAACGATGATTGATTGTTGGGGCCACGACAATAACGAAAACGGATATAGCGACCACGAACGTTGCGAAACAACCATTATTGGCGGATTGTTTGAATACAACGTAAGAGGCGGAATAACGACCGCTTATGGTGGCCACGATACGATATATAACGCCTATTGCCGTAAACAGACTGATAACGGTATCGCATTAGTTAAAAGCGCAAAGGCGGAGGAAGGCGGCAGAGGTTCGCAAATATTCGCGATTGGTTGCATTTGCGAGAACAACAAAGTCAATTATTACGTTTCCGGCGATAAGTCCGGGACGGATGAAGATTTTGGTAAGTTCGTAAATTGTGTATCTTTGAACGCACGTTATGGGTATTTTTGCGGAACGAACGCCCGTATTGAATTGAACAATTGCACGGATAGCGGAAGTTCAACCGCAAAAAGTAGCAACGTGATAGTCAATAACGCCGCATTGGTAGAATAATTAACCGGGGGCGGGTGCGCCCGTCCCCCTTTTCCCTTACTTAAATAATGCAAGAACGTAACATTATTAACGGAACAACCACGGCGGTTGTCGCACCGTTATTGGACTTTTACAATAGTCTTATTCCCTTTTTGTTTTTAGCAATTGTTTTAATATTCGTCGATAGTCGTTTTGGCATTGCCGCCGCAAAGAAACGAGGGGAACCAATCAGAACGTCCCGGAAATGGAGGCGGGCAATAAACAAATTGGTCGATTATATTTGTTGGGTAACTTTGGCGGGGTTGTTTGGGCAAACATTCGGCACGATTTTAGGAATGCCGGTATTGTCCGTGTTGTTGTTGTTAGTTGTGTATGGTATCGAAATTTCAAGTTGCTTTAATAATTACTTTGAGGCAAAAGGAATTAATAAGAAAGTAAATATATTCAAATTGTTTAGCCGTCCGGAATTTGAAAAGTGCATTGAAGATATTCCGGACAAAAAGAAAGGAGAAAACGAAAATGAGTAAAATTGTAATTCTTGACAACGGACACGGAAAAGAAACAGCCGGAAAGCGTTCCCCCATTTGGGGGGACGGTTCCCAATTGTTTGAATGGGAGTTTAACCGTGACATTGTGCGACGTATCGCCGCCAAATTGGACGATTTGGCGATTGGGTACGAGATATTGACCCCGGAAACAAACGACGTGTCATTGGTGGAACGTTGCCGCCGAGCAAATGAGATTTACCGCAATTACAACGAAAAGGCGTTTTTGGTATCCGTCCACGCCAACGCCGGGGGCGGTACGGGTTGGGAGGTTTACACGTCGCCCGGAGAAACGAAAGCGGATGCAATCGCCACGGTATTTGCCGAGGAAGCGCAACGGGTATTCGTCCCGGACGGTTGGCGTATGCGTTTCGATTATGCCGACGGCGACCCGGATAAGGAAGCGGCGTTTTATATCCTCAAACACACGAGTTGCCCGGCAATCCTTACGGAAAACTTTTTCATGGATACCGAAAAAGATTGCCGTTTCATAATGAGCAACGAGGGACGGGAGCAAATCGCAGATATGCACGTTGCCGCAATCAAAAGGGTTGTTAAACTTTAATTCATAACGAACGAATGAAAAAGTATTTGATTTTGGCGGCAATCATTTTGGCGGTTGCCGCCGCCTTTTGGGTGCAACACGTCAAAATAAAGAGGTTGACCGAGGAACGGGACAGATACCGGAGCAATACCGAAATACTATTGCAGGACGTCAAGACGTACCAAACGAAAGACAGTTTGAACGCAATCAAAGTCGGGAATTTGGAGTTGTCATTGGCGGAATACAAAAAGTACCGGGCGGACGATTTGGCGTTGATAAAGACGTTGCAGACAAAGAACCGGGATTTGGAACGGGTTACAACAACCCAAATGGAAACAATTAACGAATTGCGGGCAACCGTCCGGGATAGTGTTGTATATTTGCCCGGCGATACGGTTACGACCGTTTTACGATGCGTCGATATTGTCGAACCGTGGTTTGAGTTGCACGGATGCGCCACGCCGGACGGACAATTTACCGGGACGCATATAAACCGGGATAGACTGTTGATTGTCGAAACGGTACAATACAAACGTTGGTTGGGTTTTCTATGGAAAACCAAAAAGATAAAGAACCGGGAAATTGATGTTGTAAGCAAGAACCCGGCAACAAAAATATTGGGCGTTGAGTTCGTAACCATAGAAAAGTAACTTTTATTGTTCATAATACCGGGAAACGGGGATTGTAACCAAGCGTTGCAACCCCGTTTTTGTTTTTGCCCGTTTTTAGCCCCGTATTTCGATTATTTTGTTTGAATGGATAAAGTACCCACCCCGGCAAATAAAGTGGCTTAAAATGAAAATTCGCCAAAAATAACTTTGCGGGGTGCCAAAAGAACCGTTTTTTTGTCCGAAAATCGAAAATAAAAGAAAATTCTTTTGGTAGTTAAAATAAAATGCCCTATCTTTGTGCCATGTTAATAAAACGACCGGGCGTTTTCCCGGCAACAAAAAGAGCGATACAATGAAGCCCGAAGATATTTACAACGGTTTGGAATATACAACAAAAGAAATTAACCGTACTTTCAAAATCAAAGTAAACGGCTTGTTCAACGGCAAAAAGATTAACACGTTGGTTGGCGTTTCCGGTTTGATTAAGTTAGTAGGCGTTGAAATGGCGAACAAATTATTGCGCCGTGCTTTCCGTTGTGTCAAAGACGCCGAACATTGTAAGTTGCGCCGGGGTTTGAAAATATCCTTTTATTATTACTAATCCGCCCGGGCGGGTTCCCGGAACCAAATAAATTTCAAATATGGAAACAAAGAAAAGAACACAGGCGACGGACATTGCCGAGATTGCAACCAAGTTAGACGGCAAAGTTGAATTTTCGTCAATCATTTATAGCCAACAAATGTTGTCGGAGGAATTCCGGGAAACAGGGGTAAACGATATGTGTTTTATCGGCAAAAAATTTGGGTTGTGGTTTTATACAAGCCGGGCGGCATTAAATAGCCTTTGTTATCTGCAAAAACCTAAATTCCCGACGTGGGTATTGTGCGAAAATTCATTGAGTTTGTACGAAATAAGATAATACGGATATGGACGCAAACAAGTTAATCGGAAAAACATTTGCTTACAAAGGTATTGGCAATATGGTTTATATCGTAGTTGTTCAAGCATTGGAACCGAAAGGCGAAAGATACGACGCCGATAGTTATATAGGCAAACAGACCCTTATATTTCCCAACGGGGAAAGTATGACGCAGGATTGGGCGTGTGTCCGGGGCGCATTTGAGCGTAAGAAACGCCGGGGCGAATTGAAAGTATTAAGATAATAACCCGCCGGGGGTTCGTCCCCCGGCACAATAACAAAGATTATGGCAAAGTATATTTTGAGCAAGAAAGCGAAAGGCAAAAAGTATCAGTACACCGTTACCGACGAAAAAGGCAACGTTATTTCAACAAGAACGTCCGCCCGTGATTATGTGGCGTGTACCGCCAACGGCGAATTTTATTTTGGGCGGTTGGACTTAATCGGCAAAGGCGACCACGGCAAAGGGTTGAGCCGCACGACGGAAATATTGGCAAATCCCGAACGGGCGTATAAAAAGCAAGCCGCATACTTTGTGCCGTCTTATCGGAAAGAATGGATTGCCGAGAACCCCGCCGACGAATGGATTGCCCGCAATGTTAATTGGGCAACCGAACGCCAAAAGGAATTAAACGCAATCGCATATTTACAGCCGGGGGAATAACCCCGGCTTTGCCTGTTATGGATATACGATTGACAGAGGAACAACGGGAAATATTGAGCGGTCGAATTTGCCCGTATTGCCACGTTCCGACCGAGTACAAAAATAGTATTGAGGTTTACGGCGTTGATTATGGAATGATTTATTATTGTCCCCAATGCGGGGCGTATGTGGGTGTTCATAAGGGAACCGACCGGGCAAAGACAATATTTTACCGATACAATCGCCGTCGCAAAACGTGTTGAGGTCGTAAAAGCGGCGGACGTATTCGACGAACGGGAAATTGAATTGATACGCCGGACGGTTCGCCCGGCAGTCAAAGAGTGTTATAAAAATGCGCATTTGCTGACGTTGTTATTTCCCGACCGGGTGCAATACGTTGAGGGCAAAACGAACGTATTTATACCAATCGACCACGCATTTAACCGGGTCGTGAACAAATATATTGACATTACGTTTGAGTTCGCATTGGGGTTAGACCCAACGCAATACGAATATGTGGCGTTTGGGGAATATCCGGCGGGCGTTATTGAGGAAATAACCGACCAAACGGGATATTATGGCAATATATACCGATTTTGTTATTGTGCGGCGCAAATGGCGTTGGAAAAGATGAACCCCCGGACGTAACAGATACGCCGGGGGTTCGGTACGCAGTAACCGAGAGCGATTTTTGGTAATGCGGTATTGTAAAGGTAGGTTAAAAATCGGATATTTCACGCACCCGGCAAAAATGATTTCGCAAAACAAAGATATATTTTTGGAAAATAGATAAATGAAATACTATTTCATTTGCAAAACCAAAAATAATATTTATATTTGCAGAATAAAATTAGTAGTATGGAAATTTGGAAAGAAATAAAAGACTATGAGGGGTTATATGAAGTAAGCAATTACAGGCGTATAAAGTCATTAGATAGCAATATAATTTTGACGCCTTGTAAACCCGCAACGTCCGGTTTATGTGTTACTTTATCAAAAAACAGAGTAAATACGAAGTTTCAAGTTAGCCGATTAGTTGCGGCGGCTTTCATCCCGAACCCGGAAAACAAACCATACGTTGACCATATCGACGGGGTTAAGTATCATAATTTTGCAGACAATTTACGTTGGTGTACGCAAAAGGAAAATATGAACTATAAACCCGCAAGGCGAAATAAAATTAAATATAATTGCCAAATAGTCGGATATGGAGCGGACGGGAAAGAATGTGTTCGTTTTGACAATTATATAGATGCGGAAAAGCGGGGTATGTACAGACATTTGATAAAAAAGAGTGTCGATACCGGGAAACCATATAAGGGAATTTTGTATAAAGAAGAAAAATAAAACCTACCGGGGGGAATACCCGGCAAAGATATGAGAGTAAAAGAAAGCAAAGAATTAAACGAGTTGGCGACCCTTTCCGGGAAACCCGCCAAACAGGTATCCGACATTATCGTTTCGGAATTACTCAATAAAAAAATAATTGAGGAAACGCCGGACAATTGGGGTTGCCCGATTTCCGATTGTTACGAACGGGATATTACCGTTGTTGAGATTGCCGGGGTTATACGTGCAATTGGTATCAACGTTGTAAAATCGGTACATTTGGACGCCCTGTTGGAATGTGTATTGATTGGCGACGATGATTGCCCGGAGTGTGGCGGGGAAATGGAGGTTACAGACGGCGAGTATAGACGTACCGGAGGCGACGGATATTTGACCCCGCCGGAATATAGCCCGATTTGGGAGGAAAAAACGTGCCGCAATTGCGGATACAAAGAGAGCAACGAACCAAGTTATTAACAAAAAAAATTTAAGTTATGGCATTGAGATTAAGAGTAAACGAAGCAATCGCCCGTTCCGAGGCGAACGGGAAAAAGGTTTTGAAAAAAGACATTGCCGCCCGTCTTTTTGAGGGTGCAAGCGAGAGCGCACAACAGGTAAATATGACGAATTTATGTAACGGCACGACCAAACGGATTGTCCCGGAATGGGTCGTTATTCTTTGCGAAATGTTGGATTGTACGGCGGATTACCTGTTTGGCATGGAGGGCGGAAACAATGAAAAGTAAGTTTATCGAATGGTTGGAAGCCGCCGCCGAAACCATGTTTTCCGAGTTGTTTCAAGCGAAAGCCCTAATTGTTACGTTTGGCGCATTGGGGTTATGTTGTTTGATTGGCGCATTTTGGAACCCGTGGCAATTGTTATTTGCGGCAATGTGCGCCGCAATGGTATTATGTGGAATTTCAGAATATAAAAAGTACAAGTATGAGAGCAAAGAGCGATAAACCGGGCGACCCGGTAAAAGAGGTTGCGGGAACCGTCGGCAATGTTGCCCCGGATATGTTCCCGGAGATTAACGAGGAACAACAAACAATTATTCCCCCGTTCGTTGATGTTCAACCGGGACAACCAACCGGAGTGTTTGAGATAATACCGGGCATGACGGTTGAGGAAATGACGGCAATGTTTTTCGACGAAAAAACATTGATTGAACCCCCGTATAAGGTTTGGCAGTTAAACAGCAAGGGACACCGATATTATTACCGATATGACGACGCCGGGAACCCGGAGTTTTTCCCGTCGGTTACAACTATATTGTCCCAAACATTACCCAAAGCCCCGCACCTTATAAATTGGATTGCGAACAAAGGCATTGAGGAAGCCGAGCGATACAAAGGCGAACGGGCGGCGTATGGAACGTTTATGCACGCCGCATTTGAGGAATTATTGATTAACCGAGCGTATGATTTGGACGGGCTAAAAGGCAAACTAAAAGAATACATTGAGGTTTACCGATTGCCGGATGACTTTATTTATTACGCCGACGATTTGAAAAAGGACGTATTGGCGTTTGCGCAATTCGTATTGGATTATGATGTACGACCGTTAGCCGTTGAAATTGCGTTGGTACACCCGTATTACAAGTACGCCGGAATGATTGATTGCCCGTGTACCATGCGGGCAAAGATTGGAAGCAACGACCGGATTAACGCAATTGTCGATTTCAAAAGCGGGCGAAAAGGTTTTTACGAGGAAAGCGAAATACAATTAGGAATGTACCGGGATATGTGGAACGTCAATTTTGAGCAATTCCCCGTTACCCGTATTTTCAATTTCAGCCCGAAAGATTGGCGCAAAAAACCGTCGTACAATCTGAAAGAGCAAACCGAAAGCCCCAATATACGGAAAATCCCCTATCTGTTGGAGATTGCCGCCATTGAGGACGAAAAGCGGGACAACACGTTTACGGCGGTTAATGGTATGGTTGTATTGGACGACGCCCCGGATTTATCCCAAAATGTAATATCGTTGTCTTTGGCGGAATTGATTAAAACTAAAGCCCCCAAAGAGGCGACCCCGGACGAAACCACGGACGCCGCCGATACCGTCAAAGCGGATGCGGTTGCCCCGGAACAAACGCCGGAACCGGAGATTAAGAAAACAAAGATTGTGAAACGCACCGGGGAAACGGCAAAGGAGGCGAAAAAGAAGCCCGACACGGGACGAAAGACGGCAAAACGGACTGTTGCACCGGAAAAGGAACAAAAGCCCGCAAATGCGCCAAAAAAGCCCAAAAACGAGAATAAGAAAAGATTGTTGAACGACGACCCCGAAATATGAAAACGATAAAAAGATTTGATTGCTATTTGATAAACAAAAACGGCGTTGTTTTCTCTAAAATAACGGGGAAAGAATTAAAGCCGTTTTTGCGTAAGGGTTATTTGTGTGTTTGTCTTTATAATTTTGGCGTAAAATGTACTATATATGTTCATAGATTAGTTGCCGAAACGTATATTGATAATCCACTAAATAAACCATGTATCGACCATATCGACGGGAACCCGTTTAATAACCATGTGGATAACCTGCGTTGGGTTACACATTCGGAAAATAACAATAATCCGATTACAAAACAACGGCAATCTAAAAGCGCAAGTAAGCCAATGGCGGGTAAATTTGGAGCCAATAACCACTTATCAAAAGCGGTTTTAATGCTTAAAAATGGCGTTGTTATTAAAGAATACCAATCTATAAATTTAGCAGAAAGGGACGGTTTTAATAATTCGCTAATAGTTAGATGTTGCAAAGGATTACGCAAAAAACATAAAGGTTGTGAATGGAAATATAAAAGGTAGGATTATCAGACCGGAGGCGGAAAAATCCCGTTTGATTTTACCCCGTGTCGGACAAATAAAAATCGGAATGAAAAACGCCAACGGATACCCGCAAAGCGTGGATTATTTCATACCAACGGGAAAGTATGCCGGGTTATTTACACAGGCATACGGCGAAAAGCCCCAAACAATTCAAATCGTTTTCCCGGACGACGACCCGGCGAAAGTATGCAACGAGCGGTACGAGTACCGGGACGACGACGGACGATTGATTGCGGCGGGCGACGGCGAAACGTTTCAAGTTTGGGACGGCAAAAAGTACGAAACATTGACAACGGAGGAATACCCGAATTTGATGTTGTCTATTGCCAAGCGTTACCCCAACCGGAAAAGCAAACAGGAGGGCCACGACGGTTGGGAAATTACGTTGACATTGAATTTCATTGTACCGTTGGTACGTGGCGTTGCCGGGGTATGGCAGTTTTCAACAAAGGGTACGGCGTCCACAATCCCGCAAATCCGGGAAACATTCGACGGTATGTTGGCGGAACGGGGATTTTGTAAGGGAATTATATTTGATTTGAACGTACAATTTGCCACGACCCAAAAGCCCGGCGACAAATCCCGGTTCCCGGTTGTTTCGTTGGTTCCGAACGAAAGCCCGGACAATGTTTTGAAAGTGCGTAAAGCGTGGGGACCTGTTAAACAATTGGAGGGCGGCGACAATGGCACGGAAATTTGACATTGAATTGAACGGTATTATTACGCTGACTTATACAGACAATAATACAGGACGACGACAACAAATCAAGTTAAAAGCCGTTGAGCGTAAAAGTAACAGTTGCGAAAATTGTTTTTTGCGACAATATTCATGTTATCGTTTTTCTTGCAATGGTGCAAACCGGGCGGATAAAACGGATATTAAATTTTTGCAAAATGACAATTAGAGATAGTAATTATATAACCATTTTAGCCCCAATGATTACCCGGTTAAAGTTGAAAGGTAACGAATTGTTGGTTTTCGCTTTGATACATGGGTTTAGTCAAGACGGGGAAAGCCGTTTTAAGGGGTCGTTGCGATACCTTATTGAGTGGACGGGATTAGATAAAACAACCGTTATAAAGTTGCTCAAATCGTTGGTTGAAAAACAGTATATTAACAAATTTGAGTACGAAAAAAATAAGGTTCGTTATTGTGAGTACACGACGAATTATTGGGCGGCTTTAGAGTGGTTGGAAAATCCCACCCCCCCGGTTGGAAAATCCAACCACCCCGGTTGCGAAACACCACCACCCCCCCGGTTGGAAAATCCAACCACCCCGGTTGGAAAATCCAACCCTATATTAAATACTGATATAGATAACTCTTTTGGTATTGATAAGGATAAACCCGCCAACGAGGTTGCCGGGGATTTATTCCCGGACGAACAATTGGAGGTTCAGAATGATAAAAAAAGAACGTCCATATTTCGCGATTCCGATGTTTACAAATTGGTTAAGTTCGGGGCGGACGGCGTAAATGATTATTCCGAGTTTGAAAAACTGTTTGCGACGCCGGAATTTGAAAAGGTCGATTTGATTTATTATTTCCACACGGTCGCCGATTGGTCGGAAACCAAACAGGGAGTTAAGCGAACCCGCACGGGTTGGATTGCGACGGTACGCAATTTTATCCGGGGCGATATTGAGAAAAAGAAATTGCATTTGAAACCGGAATACCAAGCCCCGCAAAAACAGTTGAACGTGGCGGGCGCAATGGAATTTCTTAACAACGATTATTGATTATGGAAAATTTGCCGGAAACAGTAAATACGCAATCCGTGGCGTTGGCGATATACAACCCAACGCCCGGTACAAAAGCAATCGACATACGCCGACAAATGTTGCAATTACCGGAGGTTGCCAAATCATTATCCGGGGTCGAAAAGTACATTTTCGCCGCCTCAACGAAAATGCAAATTGCCGATATTGACGACGGCACGTTGATTGCGAAAACCGGGCAAATGTTCCGGTTTATTGCAATGGACGTCGGGTATATAATCCCGACCAATCCGGAAGATTGGGCGTACATTTGTACCCGGTTGTTGGATATACTCAAAAAATACTATTCGCAAATGACATTGGCGGATATTAAGTTGGCATTTGAGTTGGCGACAACCGGGGAATTGGACGACTATTTGCCGAAAGACAGCCAAGGCAATCCGGACAAAAAGCATTACCAACAGTTTAACGCCGATTATTTCGCAAAGATATTGAGCGCATACCGCCGGAAACAAAACGGGGTTATACATAAAGCGTATAAGGCATTGCCGGAGCCGAAAAAGGAATTGACGCCGGAGGAAAAACGGTATTATCACAACCAAATCGTCGCCCGATGTAGGGAGGTATTTTTGCAATATAAATATACCGGGCGGTTTGTGTTGGGGATTACTGACGGAATGTTGATTTATGATTGGTTGCGAAAGTTGGGTTTTGCCAATGAGGTTGCCGGAACCGAGGACGACCGCAAACAAGCATTTGCCCGATATATGCAACGTGTCGCCCGTGGGTTCGTCAACAAGTACGAGGCGTACCACGTCCAACGTAAGGGAACCGACGCCCCGGAATTGGATTTTACGGCGTATGAAATTGCGAGGGACAAAGAGATAAAACGCACGTTCGACCGTATGATTGCGGACGAATTGCAGATTGATAACTATTTAGATTTTTGGAAATGAACAAAATAACGATTGATTGTATTATTGGGATTGACCCCGGAAAAACCGGGGGGATTGCCGTTTGGCGTCCGAACCATAAAACCGAGGTAATAAAAATGCCGGGCGACCTTATGGAGTTGCGGCAATGGTTTAATTATATAAAGACTATTTGCCGCCCGTTGGTATTCGTCGAAAAGGTGCAATTGCGCCCGGATGATATAACCGACAATCCCGGTAAGGCGTTCCGGGTTCAAAAACTGTTATCCGAGTTCGAGAAACTGAAAACGATAATTGCCATGTGCGACGTACCGTTTGTTTTGGTACACCCCCAAAAATGGCAAAATGAATTGAAATTGCGGGTTAAGGGGGAGGAAAAGCCGGAGCGCAAAAAGCGATACCAACGAGCCGCCGCCGATTATTACCCCGATGTTAAGGCGACGTTGTGGAATGCCGACGCCCTTATGATAATGCACTTTGGACGGTACATTTTGCACAACAACCCCCGTTGGGTTTTGGAGAATTTGCCCGCCCCGATGCACGACCGTTTGT